TTGTTGTTAGAGTCGGAGCAGTACCACCGGGGAACTTAAAGTTAGAGCCGTAAGCCAATGTGCGTGAACCTGTACCGTCTTGAGTGATAACGATTACACCAGACTGACCAGCAGTTAAGTTGGTAGGATTGGCTAAAGTACGATTGCCGCCTAAAGTAACTGAAAAGTTGTTAGCAGCAGCAAAATTAGGGGTAATTGTAGAGCCATCAGTCAGAGCAGTAATCGTGCCACGCTGGGCTACGCTAAATGCTTGGACTACGTCTGTTTTAGCAGTATCAACATCGTATGCTTGCACATCCGTACCGATAACTAAACCAAGATTTGTTCTGGCATCAGCGGCTGTAGAAGCGCCTGTACCGCCGTCAGCTACGGCTAAGTCTGTAGAACCGGGACCGACTATTTGAACTACTCCACTGGCTGCGTTACCAACCCATACTTTTTTGTCTGTTACGTTAACAGCAACTTCGCCTTGAACCAAAGAGCTAGGAACATTAGTTGAAGTTACACTATTTTTTAATTTAACTGTAGTTGGCATACTTGTCCTTTGTCTTATTTAAAGACACTTATAAATGTCCTTAAACAAGACAGCCTCCTGAGAGGCTATCCTGAGTTTTACTACTAGGCGTTTACAGCCAATACGAAGCCAGCTTCTGGACGTACAACTTTAGTGCCGAACAATGTGTCAGCAGTGTAAAGTGTAGACAGATACTCTTGCTTGTACTGTACTTGTGAGCGAACACCAAGTTGCTCTGCAAACACGGTTGTGTCTGTGTGGAACAAGAGTGCAGCTTTGATTGCGTCACCAACTGAGTTATCAGCGGCTGTTTCAATAGTTGGCATATTGCTTGATACATAAACATCAATACCATACAACTTACCGATTTGACCATTGTTTACGCCACGACCATCAACGAAGTCGCTAGAATTGTAGCGGTCAACGCCCATAATTGCATTACGCAGTGATGGAGGAATTGCAAACTTACGACCATCCATTGGAACATCAGCGTCATCCATCAACTGGATTAGCTTACGGAAACCAGCGTCAGTGAACAAGTCAGAAGTGGTTACAGTGTCAAGAGCATACAGTGTCAAACCTGTGGTTGCATCGATAAAGTAAGCATTGCTGTGAACCCAGTCAGACGCATCGCCATCGCCATAAGACTTACCACCAGCGATTAACAAGTCATCCACTTTCTTAGCCAAAGCGTAACCAGCGTCTTCTGTGTAGAAAGAACGTAGGGAAGCCAATGATTGAACTTCTGTGATGTCCTCGATGAAACGTGAGTACTCAAAGTGTTGGTCAACTGCAACCAATACTTCGCTCTCAGTATCAGCTTGAACGGTAACTGCAGTGTTAGCTGCTTTAGCAGTAGCTACACCACGAGTTGGTTTAGGGATGTGCAGTGTATCGCCTTTTTTGCCTTTGAAAGACATTTTGCGAACAAGGTTAGCCAATACTAGGTTTTTCTTGTAAGCAGCGATAACTTCATCAGACCAGATTTCTGGAATGAACTTGTCTGCGTTTGCTTTTGTTACTACGGATGTTGAACCACCCGGATATGCTGCGCCTACTAATGCCATGATATTTTTCCTTTAATTAGAAATTCTAAAATTACTTAACTCGCCCTTCGCTGTATGCTTGCATGATTTCATCAGACATTTGCATATAACGGTCAGGGTCGGTCATTCTCAGTTTAATAAGGTCTGCTCTACGATACACTTTTCTGCTGGTTTCGCCAGCACCGCCAACATCGACTGTAGCTGCCTTCATTGCTTGTTCTTGAGCTTTGCTTTCTACTGCTGCTGTTTGTTGTACTTGATTTTGCTGTCTGATTTGTTTGAGTTCCTTGTAGGTACTTAACAATTCATCAGCAGATTCAAAGTCATATTCAGCGTCAGCTTTAGCAAACAGATTTAAACGAACTTTGGAAGATTTAACCCAATCTTGAAAACCTGCATCTTGTGCGAGGGTTGCAAAATCAGGATGTTTAGACGACAATTGTTGTGCCGTCTTCATCTTCCTCATTTCTAATGCTGCTTGTCTTGCTTCAAGAACTGCAGGATGCTTCTCTACTTGTCTGTTGACCGCACTAGCTGGGTCTGCAAAAAAGTCTTCTTCAAGCGATTCTTCAATCGGCGGTTTAGCTTTAGCGTTAGAATCGAGTTGCTGTTTTAACAGTTGGTCTGCAAGGCTTCGTACTTCGTGAACCTCATTTGCTTGTCGTCCAATCAGCTTTTCAGCTTCTTGGTGCATCTTAGCAATATCACTAGCGGACTTACCACGATACTTCTCTGGTAATTCTTCTACTTGTTCACTTACATTAGCTGTTTCAGTTTGTCCTGCAGCAGTGCTGTCAGGTACTGGGGTTGTAACGTCTTGTACTACTTCTTGCTCACTGCCGTTAAACAGTTCGTCTTGTTCAATAAAGTTTGCTGCCATTTAAAGTCTCCCGTCACCGAATCAAGTGATTTTAGGATTAATAATCTAAGGCTCTTTCGAGGTGTCTTAGGCGTTTTGCTTTGCTTCTTGCTTCTGCTTATCTTCGTGCCTTTTCGCCCACTTGTCATAGGCAGCCACATAGATTGGGTCTGTGCCATCTAAACTCACCCTTACAGGAGAGATAATTCGATTAGCTACTTTCCCACAACTACAGGAGATTGTTGTTGTCTCATAAGCAACGTAACCTTCTGTAATATGTTCTTCTTCACACTGGAAGTCGTACATCCGTCTACTCATTCTGAGCTGCTCCCGCAGAGTCGTTAATGAGAGACTCATAAGCCTGTTCTGAAGCAGGTTTAAGGGTAATGAGCCACTGAAGCAAGTCCAGTTGTCCCTTCTTTACCATTAAATCCGATTCATTCTGGATGGATAACACATGGTTCAACGAATTGAACATGGTCTGTGCATCTTCCATCAAATCTTGCCAACCTTCAGTTGACATCATTGAAAAGCGGTTTTCGTAATAGCTCTGTAGTTTTTTGTCTATCATTCTTTGTCCTGTTGGAGAATGTTGGTGGTTACTTACTTATTTTTGCAAGTTTACCACACTTTTGATAAAAAGTCAAGTGTTTTTTATTAGTTTATAAAAACTGCTCTAAACTGTCATATATGCCACTAGCGGTTCTTTTTAGAATGTATACCATTGCGTAGCGGTGGTAGCCATTAACTCAATAGTTGAGCCAGCAGCTAAGGTAAATGCAGCATTAGCAGACAAAGCATTAATCGTACCGCCTGTTGCTGGGTAAATACTTAAAGTATCCGCACTATCTGAATTTCTAACTAGGATACGCATACCAGCTACCGCAGTTGGTAGTCTTACTCCAGCAGCCGCAGCCGTTACTACAGTCACATTATTGATATTAGAAACTAATCCAGTAGCCGTTCCTTGTGTAGTGCCAGCCGCACTTACTGCCGCAGTAATACTGTTAATTACTAATCCGTTTAGGGTGGTTGTGCTAGTTGCACCTGATACCGCAGAACCAATAGCAATAGTAGTAGTAGAACCTGATACACCAGCCGTACCAATGTTTACTGTTTTTGTGCTTCCTGAAACTACTGCTCCAGTTGAAAGGTTTAAGCTAGATGTTGCTGTTGCAGTTACTAACGATGAATTGTTTGCAACAGTAATAGCATTAAGAGTTGCAGTACCACTAGAAGTAATTGCACCTTGAACTGTTAATGCACCATCTACATAAGCATTAGACTGTACTGCTAAGTTACCTTGTACTCTAGCGTTGCTAGTTGTATTAAATACATCGGTTACTGCACTTATTGAGTTAGTTGCGGTGTTGTATTGAAATACTGTGTCGTTCGTTGAGCCAACAATGTAAACTCGATTATTAGCACTAGAATCAATAAACATACCTGATGGAGCAGTTTCTTGAAATCCAATATACAGGTTATTTACAAAAGTTGCGGTACTAACATTCCATGCAGTTCCTAAATTATATTGTCCAATATCATCACCAGTTGCACCTAAAATCCACATGGTTAAACCGTCAGCACTTAGGTTTACTTGGTTTGGGGTGCTGTCTTGTGCGGCTACGCTAAACGAAATACTTGCGTAAGATGCAGTAGAAACATCCCAAGCCGTTCCTAAATTATATTGAAATACTGTATCTGAAGTTGTGCCAATAACATACATTACTGTGCCGTCAGGCTTAAACCATAAACCAAATGGGTTTGTATCTTGTGATGTTACGCTAACTGATTTAGATGCGTAAGATGCGGTAAAAATATCAAAAGCAGACGATAGCGTGTATTGAAAAACAGTATCATTAGCGCTGCCCAAGATAAACATAGACAAGCCATCAGGCTTAAAGAAAATATCTTGCGGAGAAGTATCTTGTGCCGCAGTAGAAAATGTTCTTACATAAGTTGCAGTTGATACATCAAAAGCAGTTGAAAGCGTATATTGATTTACATCGTCACCTGTAGAACCGTTTACATACATATTTAAACCATCAGGACTAAGGAATAATCCACCCGAAGTTCCTTCTTCAGCCGCAATAGATTTACTTAAACCTGAGTAATTCCAGCCAGTAATGCCTGTGTTTGGGGCTATTTGTGTGGTTAAAGTGGTTATTGCTGCTTGTAAACTAGCTAACGTATCGGTAACAGACTGTGAAGTCCCAGAGCCACCGCTATTGATAATGATGTTTTGAGCAACATCAGGTGACAGAATCTGACCGCAATCAATCTCAGCACCATTTGATAAGTAAACAACTAAGGAACCATCAAAGTCAATCTTAGCGTCAACAACGGAAACACCGTCTTTACCATCAACTCCGTTAACACCATCTTTACCGTCTGTACCACTAACACCATTAAGACCGTCTTTACCGTCTACTCCATCTTTACCTGCTTTACCAGTAGGACCTTGAACACCCTGCATCGCAGGAGTGTTGTTTAGTTCTGCTAACTTAGCTTCTAGCTTAGATTCAATGGTTTTTAACGCAGAAATGACTAAATCTACGTTTTTACCGATAGATTCTTCTCTTTTAGTCTTTGCATCAACAAGAGTTTTCTCTACTTGAGCCAAGGCTTGTTGCTGTTCCTCTAAAGAAACAGACTCATTGCCTATCTTTTTTATAAAATCTTTGATATTCGCCATTATTGTGACAATTTAGAGGTGAGGTTATTCAAGAAGTCTTCCTCTGCTTTTCCTATTGTGGCAGCTTTGTCAGACATTTGCAACTCAACAATCTTAGTATTGTTTTTCAAGTCAGCTTCTTTTAACATTAACTCAGCAATCTTCACTCTGCGGTCAAACTCTCGGTTGGCTTCATCGTCTTGGCTTGGTAAATTACGAGAAACAGCAGAAATAACCTTCGCTTCTACCTCTTTTGGAGCTAATTGAGCCTCAACCATGGTCTTTTGAGCATCAGCCATGTCTTTAGCAGCACTTGCATCAAGCTGTTTAATCTGAGCTTGTTGTGTTTGCATTGCCAACTGAGCCTGAACTTGCTGCATTTGAGCTTGTTGTGGGTCGGGTTGCGACATTTGAGTAAGAGCTTGCTCCATCTCAGCACGATTTGACAGGCTGGAGTTAGCGATGATGCCTTTGAGGATGATTGGCAACACAGGAGTGTTAGGTCCAAGCGTCTGTAGCAACCCAATAAGCTGTTGCTGTTCGTATTCACGAGCCATGATACCGAGTGTAGCGGTAGGCATGAACTTCAAGTCTACAGAAGGATAACGCTCAGGGTCAAACTGCATATAACGGAAAGCAGCCTTCTTAATCAGCGGAACCATAAAATCTTCTTGGAAGTTTGTCAAGGTACGCTTGTATTTCTTGATGATGCCAGACACAGCCATCGACATACCAGCACCAGAAGAATCACGAGTGGCTTGTGATACCATTCCTTGACTATCTAAAGTACCAGTTGCCATGAGAAGCATACGCTCAAACTCACGAGCAGTGGCTGCAGACTCAGGGCTGGTTGTGCCAAACTTAAAGGGCATCATAATCTCAGCAGGATTACCATTCGTGAGAATAGCTTTGCCGGGCTTCACTTCAAACTTAGCACCACGAGGTAAACGAGTAGCGTCCATCGCAATCATCGGAGCAGTGGTCAATGCCAAGCTGTCTAAGTGACTACGGAGCTGTGCATCAATAGCCTTTTGCATATTGTATGCTTTTTCTACTGTACCACGACCCCAGAAGCGGTTAGGAACAGTATCGTCTTGGTAAGCAACTACAGGACGGTCTTTCATCATGTAGGGGTTCTTCTCAGCCTTGAGAAGCAGTCCATCGTTAGCAATGACCACAATAGCCTCTACAAGCCCGCTGTAGGTGTCGGCAGTGCTGTCCTCGGGGAACAGGTCAACCACCTCGTCGCCTTCGTTCTCAAGCTGTTCTAGGTACTCTCTAGGGACTAATCCGTAGTATGTCAGGAGTTTAACCTTGTCATCTTGATACTGGACTACTTCTTGCGTTACTTCTAAGTCATCGTCAACACCGGTAGGTCCGATGTCTACCTTACGATAGATACCCTTTTCCATGCCTTCAACCACTTTGTGGATAGAGACAAACTTCTCAATCGCCACACCCATTGCTTCATCAATCGAAGTAGCGTTAGGGTCAATCAAGAAGTTCTTAGGGTTTACTGGATTTACTTTTACAAAGAAGACTTCTTTTTCTTGTACGCCGTAGGCTGCTTGCATACTGCCGGGAATCGGTTGAGTAGAAGGAACGTACTCTGTATCGGTCTTGACCATAATCTCACCGATACCAGTACCATAAATCTCTGCCATCAATTCAATCTGGTCTACAGACTTACGAATCTTGTAACGCTCTAAGTCTTCTTTGAGCAATACTTTGATTGCTTCAACATCCATCTTGTTACCGTTGACATCCATCACATCATCTTTGATGTCAAAGAACTCACCATTACCAAAGACTGCTTCCATGATTTCAGCGTGGCGAGTCTCGACTGCTTGCTGCGTTGCGGGACTGATTAAGCGGCTACGCTCTGACTCACGAGTCTTGTCTTCAGAAGCCCAAACACCACGGAAGATACGCTCGTATTCTTTCCAGTCTTCTAAGTAGTTCTCGTCACGGCTATCACGCCAGCGGTCACAGTGTTGGACAACAAAAGCTGTTAGTTCTTTGTCGGACTCAGATGGTTCTTCCCATTGAGTGCCTTCGTTCATGTCCATATTCTCAGCCATTTTAATCCTTATTTAATAACCACTAATTGTGTCTAAAATTTCCCACTCATCACCACCATCATCAACATCGAAGTTGGGGCGGACTAGCTGTTCGATGTACGCTAAGGCATCCACCGTGTCATCGTGTACTCCCTGTGTGGGGAACATTAGGAGTTCATCAACAAACAAATCAAAATCACCTTCATCGTTTAGGATAATTCTACCATGCTCTAAGTTACCCTGTAGCGCCCAAGTCACCCTATCAACTTTTTTCTTGTTGCCGTGCGTCAATTCTTCAATGTGAGCGTAACAGTTCAGTCTTCGCATAGCGTCCATCAGTGGACTCATAATCGCTTGCTTTGCGATACCACGCTCAATACCTACTGCCAGCGGCTGGTACTCTTGTATGTTTTTAAGTATTCGTAGTGCTGTGTCTTCAGTTGACCAGCGACCTGTTTCAATCTTGTCCACAAACCACACATTGTTGTTATCTACCTTTACACACGCAATAGCGGTTTTATCTAATCGTTTATTGGTTTGTCTCTTACCAA